TTCCTTTGTTTCCTTTGTTTCCTTTGTTTCCTTTGTTTCAGCCATAATTCTTCACCATTTTCCTTTCTGAATCTGAAATGAAGAAGTGGTGGACATAATATCCACCACTTCAAAGTCTGCATCAATTACTGAATCTTGATGTTACGAAGAACACCTGCATGCTGAGTATTCTTCAGAACAGTTGCACCAACCATTTCAACATCTGCATCATGTACTGCTTTACCTTCAGAATTGAAGTCAGGAAGATACTGGTCAATTACAGAACCACCTGCAAGACTGATTCCATGGAATCCATCATTGACATCAAACTTGACTGCATAGATGTCAGTCAAACCTGTCTGTGATGCACTTCCAATGGTTCTGTTTGCAATCTTGACAACAGGTGTTGCAACTGCACTTCCCTGATTTACAGTGTAGTGATTCTGAAGGTCAATGAACTTCACACCATCAAGTGAAAGAACCTTTCTTCCAAAGGCTTCTTCACTTTCTGTCTTGTATCCAAGAATTCTTGCAACAGTCTGAACCTTGGAAATCATCTTTGTGTTCATGATAAGTGCATCCGCTTCAGTAGAATTCACAAGAAGCGAAAGTGCTTCATAGAATTCATCTGCATTTGCTTTGACCTTTGCAATGTCAGAAAGGTCAATCACACCAGTTGCACCATATTCAGTTGTAGTTCCTGCAAGCATGGAATCAAGACCTTCAAATTCAGGATGGTCTGTTGCAGATGTACCTGCAAGGTCACCATTGATAAGGGTGTAATGGAAAAGTGAAACAATTGCTTTGATGTGTTCTTCAATCTGATAAGCCATGTTATCAAATCCACCTGCAACCTTGTTCAGAACCCTGTCCATTTCAACCTTTCCACCCATGATTGCAAGGGATGCTTCAAATTCCTGCTTGGTTGCAACAGAACCTGTGTATTCACCATTCACCTTTCTGAATTCAGCAGTTGCAGGAAGAACCTTGCGAAGATACTTGTATTTCATTGTGGAACCACCGCCCACAGAAGGAGAAACACAGTCATCAAACTGAAGGTCTGCAAGAATTGCAGAATTGCGAAGAAAGATGTCAACAATCTGACCAAACACCTTGTCAGACATACCCTTTTTGATTTCCTCTAATGTCATAGCACTCATAATTTATCACCTTATCCTTTCAAAATTGTGATTTATTTTGTTTCACTGGTATCTGATTCATATTTCTGTTTCAGTGCTTCTGCAAGTGTCTTTGGTTCAGAACCACCTTCATTTCCATTGTTGTCAGTTTCCAGTTTTCTTTCATCCACCTGTTTACCACCAGTGGAAGTGGTTTCAAACTGTGCAGGGAACTGTGTCTTCAGTCCTGACATAATGTCTTCCAAACCTTTGATGTTTCCATTGTCATCAAGTTTGATTCCATCAGGATGTGATTCCTTCAACTTGAATGTCAAATAGTCAACATCTTTTGCCTTTGCTTCAAGAAGTGCAACCTTGATTGCATTGTCAGTCTTGGTTTTCTGAAGTTCTTCATCCTTCTTCTTGATTGTTGCTTCATATTCAGCAATCTTTGCCTGAATGCCTTCATTGTCCTTGGATGCCTTCTGAAGTTCTGCAATCAGTTTTTCAGATTCAGATGCCTTCTGTGTCAGTGCTTCATGGTCAGTTTTTAACTTCCCATATCTGACATCAAGGTTTTCTTCAGATGCAGTGAAAATCTTGTTCTGCTTCATTTCACCAACAATCTTTGTCACCTGTTCTTCTGTCAGTCCCTGTGATTTCAAAATTTCCTGCAATGTCATTTGTTTGTACCTTCCTTTCCTTTGTCTACAATTTTTACAGGTTATGTCCTGAATTGACATTGGTGGATGTTTTACATCATCCCTGATGTTAGTGATTCCTGTGGGAATTGAACCCAACACCTTGACCTTGAAAGGGTCATGTCTTAACCATTAGACCAAGGAACCGAAAACAGAACAGGACACCCTACTGGATGCCCTGTTTCAATCAAAATTTTCAAAATATGCATTCTTGAATGCTTCATATCCTGATTCCTTAAACTTCACATAAGTCTTGGAATCATTGTCCATCTTGGTTCTTGTTTCATCTGCATCCAAAACCCAAGATGCCCTTTGCAGAACACAACATCTGCAATTGCAATCTTCAGCAGGGTCACCAAACAGTGATGGTGCAGATGCCCTTGCACCAGTTGAAGGAATGATGAAATCTTCATCCACATCAACAATCTGACCATCCAGTTCCCTGTGTGTGTCCCTTGTGACTGCATCCAGTGTTGAATCCCACTGTTTCTTTATGTTTGCACCTTTGTTGATTGCTTCATGCATCACATCCAAAGATGCAGATGTCTGAATCCTGTGACCTTCAGTTCTTGCAATTCTCAAACTTCTGTTGTAGTCAACATCAGACCTTCTTTGAACTGCCTTTGCAATTTGTTCATAGGACTTTTCACTTGCAAGACCCCTTGTGATTTCCACCCTGATTGATTCCTTCAGGTCATTCACATTGATTCCAAGTCTTCTGTACAATCCACCACTGACCCTTGAATCAGTCTGAACTGCCTTGGTCATCTGATTCTGATTGACTGGAAATGCAAGTGGAATTCCCTGACCTTGCAAGTCATACAGTGTTCCAATGAATGATTCCTGATAACATCCATGTAAATACTGAACCATAGTGTCATAGTTCCTTGTTTGCATGTCACCATAAATCTTGGACAACTGTTCACGCAACTGCAACTGAAACCCCAACTGATAGACAACTGATTGTGTCTGTTGTCTTGCAAGAAGACCTTCAATCACTTTGTCCACTTCAGCAATTGCACCTGCATATTGATGTTTCAGGTCTTTCACATAAAGTTTTTCATTCTTCAACAGTTGTTTCTGAACTGTTTTCTGTCTTCTGTTCATCACCTTCACCACCTTCATCATCAGGAACCACAGAATCAAGTTTGGTGATTGCAGAATCCAGTTCATCCTGTGATTCTTTGTCCAAGGCATCCTTCAAATCATCATAGTCCAAATCAAGGATTTCACAGACTGCCTTCAGGAAGGTTTCTTCAGGAATTGCAGTCTGAAGATTCAGGAATGTATTGATGTCGGTCTGTCTTGTCTGTGCTTCAGTCAATTCAATCTGTGCATTGTCTGTTGCATTGGTCATGACTTCCCTTGTGAAATCAAATTCCACATCAGTCAACTGATAATCAGTTTCATGTTCTGTGTTGATTTCATTCAGGACAACCTTCAGAATCTTCTTCAGGAATGCCTTCATTCTTTTTTCAAGTTTGTTGCACTTCAAATCAAGAAGTGCATATCTTGAACGGATGACAACATTGGTCACATTTCCATCACCAAGTTGTGCAGAATTGAATCCCATTCCAAATCTGTATATATTTTTTTCATCCAAGTCCAGTTTTGCCTGTCTTGCCTGATATGGAATATCAACTGTCCTGATTTCCACATCACCTTCAGGGTCAACACCAATCATCTTCTTGGTCTTCAGATTGACTGCAAGTTCATCAAGGTTGTCACCCTGAAATCCTTTGACAACATGAAGTGGTGTGTCAAAGTCCTTCAGATTGTTTGAAAGTCCACATGCCATCAAATCATAGTCATCAATCAGACCTTTGACAGTCTTCAGACCTGATGTCTGCTTCCTGTTGTTGTCCAGTCTGAAGAATGGAACAAAACCAAGTGGTGACCAAAATTTTTCACCTGAATCATCCTTGGTGTACATGTACAATGGTCTTGGATTGATTTCTTCATCCTTGTCCGCTTCCAGTTTTCCATCATCTACCTGAACAAAGAACCATGTCTGATTCTTGTCTGACACCTGAACCCTTTTGATTTTCTTCTTGTTCTTGTCAATCCTGTCTATATACCAGTAAATGACATATTCACATCCATCATCAGAATCCTTTGCACGAACTTCCACAACACCAAGGGAATCTGCACACTGGAAATGAAGTCTATCATCACTTCCTTTGTATGCATACATATATTCAAACCCTTTGGAAATTGCACCAGTCAGAACATCAGACAGTTCACTGATGAATTCATCATCAAAATATGTGTCCAAGTAGTCCTGAAGAACATCATCCTTCTGTTTTGACAGGATGAATGATTCAGTGTTGGACAACATGTATTGAACTTCTTGGTCAACCAGTTCTGTGAAGAATGGATGACATATTCTTGAATTGCTTCTGATTTTGTCTTCAACCAACTGACCATCTGCATTGAAATAAAACATCCTATAATTTAGAATGTCATGCACTGCATCATAGTATTTCTGACCTTCCTGTGCTTTTCTTTTCTTGTCAGAAAGTTTGTCTTCATTTATCAGTTGAAGAATTCTTTCTTCTGATAACATTCCACCTTCACCTTCCTGTTCCTTAATACATCCAAGACTTGTCAATGATGTCATCTTCAAGTCCATATCTCATTGCATCCATCAGATGATTGAAGTCATCAATTGGAACATTCAACTTTGTTCCAAACTTGTCTGTGTCCCAAGTGTAGTTTGAAATTTCTGTCAGGAAATTCACACATCTTGGATGCACAATGATTTCCAGTTCCTGAATCCACTGGATGCCATTCTTGATGGAATCTTTTCCTTTCTTTGCACCCTTGATTCTTAAACCATAACCCTTCAATTCATCAATGGACTTTGGTTCAGCACTGTCACCTGTGATTCTTTCTTTCTGATAACCCATGTGACAGATTTCATCATATATTTTTCTATTGGAAAGACCTGTCTGATACAGTTCATCCCAAATGTACAATCTTTTCTTTGACTTGGACAGGAACATGACAGGAAGTGCAGAAGGGTCATTGGTATAACCAAAGTCAAGACCACATCTTGTCTTCAGGTCAGGACATTCCTGCCTGATGTCTTCCAGTGTGTATTCTTTTTCTGTCCAATTCTCATAAACAAGACCTTCAACAATTCCCCATCCACCAAGACCTGCAACTGCATATCTTCTTGGATTCTTGGTCTTCATCTTTTCAAACTGTTTCAGGTCATCTTCTGACAACCATTCATTGCAAAGATAATTGGTTGTGATTGCAAGTGTATCTTCATCAGGATGGTCAAAAAATCTTTTCTTCAACCAGTGTCTTTCATTCCAAGGATTGAATGTGATTGTGACCTGTTTGAACAATCCTTCAGGACAATCACCAAGCATTGATTCAGTCAGTGTGTCAAAGTCATCTTCTGACATTATTTCATAGGCTTCTTCAATCCACATCCAACAAAGAACACCAACTTCACATGTGATGGATGTGATTTTCAAAGGGTCATCCAGTCCCCTGAAATATATCTTTTGACCTGTGGGAATGTATGTCATTTCAAGTGGTGATTCTTTGACATCCCACAGATGGTCAACATGCAGTCTGTGAATTGCCCACTTCAGTTCTGTGAAACAGGAATCCTTTAATGTTCTGAATGTCTTCCTGACAACCAAACTGTTTGCATCCTTGTATTTCATCATGTTATAGATGAACCAAAGTGCAGTGGTCTTGGACTTCTTTGACCTTCTTGAACCTTTTACAACTCTATATCTGCCTTTGAAGTTCCAAAAAGTTTTATATCCTTTACCAACCAAGTCAGGAAGATAGATATTGATGTACTTGGTCATTCAAAATCCATCCCTTCCTTTAGTCTGTGACATTCCCTGTCTTTGCATCTGTGTGTCTTCATCAGTCCCCTTGTCAGGACACCTTTGTGATATTCACAATATGCAACTGGATAAAATGTCATGTTTCCATCTATGCATTCATAGTCATATTTACATCTTTTCAATCCTTCATGATTTGGGTGATGTTTCTTTCTTTTCCTTCTTTTATTCTTCAAGGTCATCTTCACCACCAAATTTTGGTGTTTCAACATTCATGTCCACCCTGTCAGTGAACAGTCTGTATCTTTTTCCAAGAAGTTCCCCTGCCTTCAATCTTTCTTTTTCATCAGGTGCCTTCATTATTGTCTTTGCTTCAGAAACACCATCACCACAACCTTCAATGACTACCACTTCAGATTGTGATTCACCCCTTAATACACTTGAAAGATATTCCAAAACTTCAGTTGCATCTGCAATCTTTGCAGAACTAATTGCCTGAAGTTTTTCATCAATATATTTTTTCAGTTCAGGTTTCTTCAGGTTTTCTTCACCAATGGAATATGCAGTTTTCTTTGAATAACCTGCCTGAATTGCAGACTGTGTTGCATTTCCACTTGCAATGTATGCATCACAGAATTTCTGTTGTCTTGGTGTCATACAACACAACCCCTTTCCTTGAATTTGGACAACAAAAAAGGACACCTGAAAAGATGTCCTTCTGTATATTATATCCATCATAATCATAATAACAGACCTATACGAAACTTGCAAGAAGTATTTCAGCACTAAAACCCTTGTCATTGCTGAATTTCTGACAGGTATTCCTGATACATTTTGATTCCTTCTTCCTGAAGTTGTTGAATTCTTCTGACAGTCAGATGTGGTCTGAATGATTTTGCAGTCCTTTTCTGTGAATAACATTTCACATATCTGTTCAAAAGAACCATCCTGACCTTCTGTTTCTTGGAACACTGGAAGATTTCTTTCTGAAGTTCCAGTTTCATGTCATACAATTCATCAATCATCCTGTTCAAATCTTCTTCAAGGTCTGCATATTCACACATGATTCTTGCAGTCTTATCCCCTGAACCTGATGTCTGCACCCTTTCACCTGACATTGCACAGTTTGTCTTGGTTGCCATTGTGAAAAGTTCTTCCCTTCTTTGCATGACACCATCAATCTTTTCATTCAGGTTCCTGCATCTGTTGATTCTTTTATATGCCTGTTCAAATGTCACAGTCACATTTTCAATTTCAGTCACATTCATTTCAGATTGCAAAGTGTACCACCTACTTTCCCATATTTTCAAGGTTTTTCAAAGGTGTACCTTGTAGTGTACCACTTCAAAAATCCCTGAAACCCTTGATTTTACTGCAAGTGTACCTTGTGTACCTTGTGTACCTTGTACTTCTATATCTTATATATTTTTATTTTTTATAAAATAAGATATAAAATACTATTTTTTTATAAAAATTATAAAAAGTGAAAAGTACAAGGTACACAAGGTACAGTGGTACAAATCCAGTGTTTTCAAGGGTTTCAGAAGTTGCAAAGTGTACCACCTGTACCACCTACCACCACAAAATGATGAAAAATCACTTCCATGCAGTCAGAACACAGTCATGATGATAAAAATTTTCTGACCCTGATTTTGTCTTCACATATTCCATGACAGGAAAATCATCTTCAGAAAGAACCTTGTCACAAACACCACATCTGATGTCTTTCTTTGGATAGCCTTTCTTGATTGCAGTTGATGTTGTATTGGTCAGATACTTGAATCTTTTGACCATTGCTTCATGTGTCATTCTAAAAACCACCCTTTCTGATTGTGTCTTCCTGATGTTCCTTCACTTTCTTGATGCCAAAATAAGCACCTACACCTGACCCAAGAAATGAACCTAAAAGAAAAAACAGGAAAATTTCAACTATTTTCTGCATATAACCCACACATTTCCTTCCTTTTTTCCAAAAAATAATAGATTTTTGTCAACAAAACCTGTGAAAATCTTCAGATTTGTCTTCTTTTCATGGAAAAACCTGTTCCCAACCTTCAGTGCATCTTCCTTGGAAAGACCCTTGTCCACTGTCACATAAGACTTTCCAGTGTCATCATTGAAAACTTCATACTGACCCATAATTCACAACACCTTCCTTTCTGTCCCAACTGGAACAATCACACATCACCCTGTTTTCTGTTGTTTGCCCTGTTCACATCAAATCCTTCAGGATAACGATTTTTCAATTTATCAATATTCATCTGAAGGATTTCATCAAGGTTCCATCCCATGGATGAACAGAACATTGCAACATACCACATGACATCACCAAGTTCTTTCATCAGGTGAATTTCATCCAGTTCCTTTTCATGAAAGATGACCTTCTTCACCATGTCATTCAATTCACCAACTTCACCTGACAGACCAAGACATGCATTCAGGATTCCACCCACATCCACACCATGGATTGTTGTCACCTTCAGGTCACCAGTTTCTGCATCCAGTATGGTTCCAGTGTTGTCCTGAATCTTGGAAAGAAGTCTGTCTGTTCCTTTCCTGTCATTTGTTCGCATTGCATCCTTTACATACTCACTTCCAGTCATTCTTCTGTTCCTGTCCTTTCTGATATTTCAATGAACTTGTTTAGATACCACACCGCCTTCTTGACATCTTCAAGTGGTGAAGTGTTCTTCTTGCAACACCTGTATATGTATTTGAATGCATTACACAGGCAGAATCCCTTCACATCTTCTGTTCCAATTGCTTCTTCCATTACATCAATGCATTCAAACTTCCCTGATTCATAATGTTTTGGATGATTTACATTGTCAGGATTCATTTGTGTCAAAATTGATGGTTCTGACATGTTCTTTCACCTTCCTTTCTTTTAATACTTAACAAAGACCCTTGTCTTTCTTCCCTTGATTCTTTTCTGAACAACATCACAGTCCAGTCTGTTCTTGATTTCCTTGGTGAAGGTCTGCATTGCCATTTTTTGAAAACCATTTTCCATGCAAAAAGTGTCATATCTTGCAAAGACTGTCTTGGTTTCATGATTCAGGATTTCATCTTCTTCCACTTCATCCAAAAACAGAAGGATTGGATTGTTGTCCCTTTCAAATTCATCAACCTGTTTTTCAACTTCCTGACAAACAGTGAATCCATCCTTTCTTGTTTCATCATCTGTTTTCTGAAGAATCCTTTGAAGTCCCTGCACACCCAACTGGACAAGATATTCTGCAACTTCCTGTGACTTCAGTTTGTAAATGATATAATCATCATGGTCTTCATCATCTTTGGTGAATACTGCATTGAATGGAATGATGACCATTCTTCTTTTGATTGCAGAAAATCCTTTGTTTCTCATTCTTGGAATTTCATTTGCAGAAAATAAAAGTTTTGCATAAGGTTTGAAGAAGAACACATCCTGACCTTTGTTTTCTGCCTTCACATCATTTCCTGACACCAGTTTCTTGAATTGTGAAATCTGTTTTCCCTGAAGGAATTCATCTGAAATGTCATCACCAATGTTTGCAAGTTTTCCAAACATGGTGGATGTTGAAAACCTTTCTGACAGTTCTTCCAAGTCAAGTGATACATAGTTTTGTCTACCAAGAACCCACTTCACCATGTCCAAATAAGTTGATTTACCATTGGAACCTGAACCAGTCAGGAAAAAGGACTTGGACTTTTCATTCTGCCTGAAAAAGCAATATCCAATGCATTCTTCCAACAACAT